TATTAACGAATTAAAGTCAAAATATGTTGAAATACCACCAAATAAGGAGAAGAAATGAAATTATATGGAGAAACTAGTAAAGGCGCCTTGAAAGCAATTGCTAGTATATTAGAAAAAAAAGAAACTGCTCGAGAAGAAGAAGAGAAATTAAAAGGCAAACAGCATAAGTTGGATGTTGATGGTGATGGTGACATTGAAGCTGATGATCTTGCAAAGTTAAGAGCAAAGAAGAAGAAAAAGAAAAAAGAAAATACTGATGCTAAAACACAGGATAATTCTTCAGTTACTAATAATGGTAAAGATGAAGTTGATATGGATCCTGAAGTTGATAGTAAAGGTATGGACGAAGCAACTACTTTATATAGAGTTTCTGGTTCTAATGCTCAAGGAAATATTCAAGCAAGAGATGTTAATCATGCAACAGAATTAGCTAAAAAGAAGGGTATTAAGGGTAAACTAAATATCCAAGTTCATCCACATAATAAAGTAAATAAGTCTAGTGTTGCAGAAACTGTCGTAAGATCTATTAAAGAAATTAGTAAAGCTACTAAGTCAGCATATGTTCAAAAAGCTACTGCAGATATTATATCAAAAAGTATGGATATGGCTAGAGGTATTAGTTCTGGAGATAAGAAAGCTACAGATAAAGCATTTAACAAAGTAAATAAAAGATCAAAAGGTATTCAAAATATTACGCATAAAGCTTTATATAAAAATGAAGAGAAACTTAATGAGTTATCTCCAGAAACTTTAAAAAGATATAAAGACGCAGTAGATAAGAAACATACTGTTAAAGGCGTAACCAGACTCACTTCTACAGGTCAAGTACAGAAATTTAAAGATGCAAACCAAATGCATAAGCGTGATACTGGAGTTGCTCGTGCAACTAATAGACTTAATAAGAAGTAAAGATGGCATTTAATCACGGAAAACTCATTGTTGGAGGGATTACTAAGAAAGAGGCAGAGCCTCGTAAGAGGAATCCTAACACTAAATCAATTGCAGAGATTCGTGCATTAAGAAGAAAACAAGCAACACCTAAAAAGGTTGTAAGTACAGTAAATAATGATAGTGTAGTAAAAATGAAAAAACCAAAACAGGTTGAAGCGGTAGTTGTTAACGGTAAGACAATTGAGAAAGCTTCTCCTTACTTATTAGATATGATTACCGACGAAAACGAATAAATAATTTATTAATTTAATTTTTTTTAACAGGAGAAAAAAATGGCACTTTGGGGAAATAAAGACCAAAAATCTGCTAATAGTGGAACCATTGCTATTGCTGCAAATGGTTTAGTCACAGGAACAAGTACTGTTTTTGATGACGAATTAGTAGCAGGTGAATATCTTGTTGTAACTGATACTGAAACAAAGTATCGTGTTACTTCAGTAACAGATAATACAACATGTCAAGTTGTTGCACAGACACTTGGCGGAACAGTAACAGCAGTAGATGCTGGTAATAGTTATTCTATTCAGCAAGCACCTATCTATATATCTGCATCACGTGTAGGAACATCAGCAAACGATTGTTTATTTGTAGATGCTACAGAGGCTGGTGTATCAGACGGTCCTGTTGTTTCATTACAAATTTCAGATTCAGGATCTGGATATAATGCAAATGCAACTGCAACAATTGCTGGTGCAGGATCTTCTGCAACTGCTAATGCAGAAGCAAATTCATCAGGTAGGATTGCTACATTAAATCTTACAGCTGGCGGTACCGATTACTACGATGGTAACACAACAGTTACTATTGCAGCACCTGCAGCTCAATCATTTAATGCATTAACAGCAGTATCAAATACAGCTGATACAATTACATTAGCTGGTGCTGGTACTTGGGCAGTTGGAGATCAAGCAACATATGCTGTAGCATCAGGTAATACTGCAGTTGATGGATTAGTAGATGGAACAACATACTTTGTATCATTTGCGAATTCTACAGTAATTGCATTAGCTGCTACTGAAGGTGGTGCTAACATCGATTTAACAGCTGGTACTAGTGAAACAGGACACACACTAACTGGTGAAACTGCTACTGGTGTTGCAGTTGTTGGTGGTGCAAATCCAGTTGCTCACTCAGGTTGGAACTTAAGAACAGTTGGAACTGGTGGTAGAGCTGGAAGAGTATCATATGAAACACTTGTTGCAATGGGTACATCTGCATCAGATGCTGGTGATACTAACTTAGATGATACCATCTTACCAGATAGTTAATAAGTAATGGTTGATCGAGCAAAAAAAATCACTGAGTTGTCGGCCTTAACTGCGCCGGCAACTGGTGACTATCTTATTATTGAGGATGATCCAAGTGGAACTCCAGAAACAAAGTACATTACTGTTGGTAATTTACTTAATACTGGTTTAATTAACACCGCTGCTTTAGCGGCTGCAAATACTACTTCAAAAGGAACTGTAATCGTTAGTGAAAATTTATCTATTAATGCTACTGGTTATCTATCAGTTAGTGTTACTGGACCTTATGCTAATGATGAAGCTGCTAATACAGGTGGTATTGCAAATGGATCATTATATTATACTGCTGATGGAGACGTAAAAATACGACTTAGTTAATAATGCAATTTGAAACACTGACTGAAGATAACTTTATATTATATGCTGCTAAATGTTATGATAATCCAAACTGTCATAACATTAACGAATTTTATGATGATTTAAACAAGTTTAAATACTTGAAAAAGTTGTTTTATAGATATAGAGTAGATGGTGTTTTAAAAGAAAGACTTATAACTAATCATATTATTGTCTTACAGAATGTATTTGGAGTACCAGAAATATCAAATATGTTATTTCTAAAGTTAAGTGAATATAGAAAAGAGTTAAAACCTTTTTTAGTTTTATTGAACATTATGCCAGATTACATCAATATAAATTATAATAAGATACTTGCAAGTGATATACCAATGGATTCATTCATAGTAGAAAAATTAAGGAAGATTTAATGGCACAGGTCCCACGATTAGTAAACGTTTATATGGCTTATCAATTTGTAAAAAGATTGGTACAACCATTTGAAGAATGGGAAGCATATAAACTTGGTATCATTGATAAAGATGGTAAAGTACTAAGAAAGAGAAATACTTTAACATTTATCAAAGAGAAAGAAGCGTGGGGATTATTTGAAATCTTAATTGCTAATATGAAAAAGTTATTGAACCGTCTGCCAGGTGGACAACAAAGAATTAAAAACATTGTGGCTGCATTACTCCTGTTAAAAGAAGGTAAGACCTTAAAAAATACAGCTATAATGGAAGAAAGACTTCATGAATATATGAAGAAGTATCAAAAAGAGATGATGACCGCTGGCAGCGGTGATATTGCAGGAATAGGGGTTGGAGATCAAGGAGAACCAGGTGTTACGCCTAAGATGATGAAAAGACATCAAAAGCGTACACAAGTTCTTAGTCGACAACAGTTTTCATTTCAAAAACAAAAAAAGAAGAAAAAAGATGCAAAGCTGGTATAGTTTTTTCTTATATTATAATAAAGGAACGTTATGGAAACATTAGATACAACCTCGAGGATCGCAGTGTTAGAGAAAGAAGTTAAAATAGTAGTAGAAGTTTTAAAGGAAATCAAACAAGAGCAGAAAGAGCAGCATGAAGATATGATGCATAAGATTGAAACCTTAGAAAAGAAGATGAGTGTCATTGAAAGGTGGAGATGGATGATTATTGGAGGATCTGCAGTTCTTGGTTATTTACTTGCTCATTGGCAATTTTTTCAATAAAACAGTTTACATAAAATAGAAAATATGGTATAATAACTTTATAGGAAAGCAACTATAAGGTTATATTATGTCATGGTTAAGTCATAAGTACATTGGTCTATTATCATCTAGACTACAACAATTCAAAAGAAAAGATCAAAACTCATACAACTTCAGATGTCCATCTTGTGGTGATAGTAAGAGAGATAAGTTAAAAGCACGTGGATGGATATATCCAAAAGAATCAAAACTTCTTTATTACTGCTTTAACTGTTCAATATCATTAAGTATTGGAAGACTTGTAAAGTTAGTTGATCCATATCTTTATGAAGATTATCTCAAAGAAACATTAAAAGAGAAGTATGGTGATAATCCAAAAAGAGAAGATATAATTACTGACTTTGTAAAGAAGATGAAGAAACCAAAGTTCATCTCAAATACACAGTTAAAATCTTTGAAAAAAATATCACAATTGTCTCATGATCACGCGGCGAAACTATATATAATAAACCGGAAGTTGAAAAACTTCTATCATTCTCAACTCTTTTGGGCAGATAAGTTTAAGGCATTTACAAACTCAGTTCTTCCAAATAAGTTTAGTAGTACAAATATTGATGATGGTAGAATTATTATTCCGTTTATTGATGAGAATAATAACTTCTTTGGATTTCAAGGTCGAACATTAAATAAGCACGATGATTTACGATACATTACTATTATGCTTGAAGATCGACCTAAGGTCTTTAACTTGAACAATATAAAGAAGGATGAGAAGGTATATATATTCGAAGGTCCTTTCGATGCAACATTTATACCTAATTCAATAGCAATGGCCGGTGGTGATTTTATCAATGATGTACAAAAGCTGAATTTAAATGATATAGTGATTGTTTATGATAATGAACCGAGAAACAAAGATACAATAAAGAAGATGGAGAAGGCAATAGCAAATTCGTATAACATTTGTATATGGCCCGATGATTTACAATATAAAGATATTAATGATATGATATTAAATAACTATTCAGCTGATAAAATTAAAGATATGATTGACTCTTCAACTGTGAATGGTCTCGAAGCTCAGCTAAGGTTATCACAGTGGAGGAAGGCGTGAAAGTAAAACTGATATCGTATTCTAAGGTTGAAGACTTAGAAATAGATGATGCAACACCGATGGATCTTGTCGCATATTGTGCAAGAGTTTCAAATCCATCAAATCAAACAAATAAAAATACATCAGAGAAATTGCTTCAATATTTAATTAAGCATAAACATTGGAGTCCTTTTGAGATGATTAGTGCATGTCTTGAAATAGAAACAACAAGAGATATTGCACGACAAATATTAAGACATAGATCATTTTCTTTTCAGGAATTTAGTCAACGTTATGCAGATCCCGTAAAAGAACTTGACTTTGTTTTACGTGAAGGAAGATTACAAGATTTAAAAAATAGACAAAACTCAATTGAATTAGATGAATCTGATATATCACAAAGAGTTCTTAATCATGAGTGGAAAAGAAGACAAGAAGTTGTTATTGAACTTGTAAAGAATAGTTATAAATGGGCAATGAATAATAATATTGCAAAAGAACAAGCAAGAGCGATATTGCCTGAAGGATTAACAGTATCTCGATTGTATATGAATGGAACATTGCGATCGTGGATACATTTTATTGAACTACGTTCAGGTCATGGTACTCAAGCAGAACATATGGCAGTTGCAAGAGAATGTGGAAAAGTTATTGCTAAGATTTTTCCATTAATGAAAGATTTTATACATGAAGAAAAGATAGGTAAAGAAATTTAGGAGGGAATATGAAATACAAAATTGAAACAGACGAATCACGAAATGGTTTGTTTGATGACTTAGGAATTGTGCGACTAAAAGAATCATATATGAGAGAGGATGAATCATCTCCTCAAGAAAGATTTGCTTTTGTCTCATCGATGTTTGGTTCAAATCAGGAACATGCACAGCGTTTATATGAATATTCTTCAAAACATTGGTTAAGTTATAGCACACCGATTTTATCCTTCGGCAGATCAAAAAAAGGTTTACCTATCAGTTGTTTCCTTCCATACCTTGATGATTCTGCTGAAGGTCTTGTTGAATGTTTATCAGAAGTTAATTGGTTATCTATGTTAGGTGGTGGTGTAGGTATTGGTGTTGCAATACGATCTGCAGATGAAAAGTCTGTTGGTGTTATGCCACATCTAAAAACATATGATGCAAGTTCATTAGCATACCGACAAGGTAGAACACGAAGAGGAAGTTATGCTGCATATTTAGATATCTCACATCCAGATATTATACAGTTCTTAGAATTAAGAAAACCAACCGGTGATCATAATATGCGTTGTTTAAATCTTCATCATGGTATTAATATTACAGATGATTTTATGGAGAAGATAGAACATGCAATGTTAGATCCAAATTATGATGATACATGGGAATTAAGAGATCCTCATAGTGATGAAGTTAAAGATACAATTCCTGCTAAAGAATTATGGCAGAGAATATTAGAAATTAGAATGCAGACTGGAGAACCATATCTTCACTTTATTGATACAAGTAATAAGAAGATGCCTAAGTGGCAAAAAGATCTTGGATTAAGTATTAAACAATCTAATCTTTGTTCAGAAATTATATTACCTACAGATGCAGAAAGAACTGCAGTATGTTGTTTATCATCAGTTAATTTAGAATATTTTGATGATTGGAAAACTGACAAATTATTCTTAAAAGATGTTGCTGAAATGTTAGATAATGTTTTACAATACTTTATTGATAAAGCACCAAAAGAAATTAAAAGAGCAAAGTATTCTGCAATAAATGAAAGATCTATTGGTATTGGTGCATTAGGTTTTCATGCATACTTGCAAAGTAAAAATATTCCATTAGAATCTGCAAATGCTATTGGTGTAAATAAAAAAATGTTTTCTCATATGTCAAATATGTTAAAGAAAGCAAATAAAGAAATTGGTGCAGAAAGAGGTGAAGCACCTGATGCAAAAGGAACTGGTAATCGATTTAGTCATATGATGGCAATTGCACCAAATGCAAGTTCATCAATTATTATGGGAAATACTTCACCATCAATTGAACCATTTAGAGCAAATGCATATCGTCAAGATACAATGTCTGGTTCTCATTTAAATAAAAACAAATATCTAAATAGAATTCTTATTGAAGAATGTGAAAAGAATAATAAAGATATTGAAGAAGTATGGAGATCAATTATTGCAAATGATGGTTCAATACAACATTTAACATGGTTAGATGAATGGACACGTGATGTATTTAAAACATCAATGGAGATTGATCAAAGATGGGTTATACAACTTGCAGCTGATAGACAAGAATATATTGATCAAGCGCAGTCATTAAATTTATTCTTTAGACCAAACTGTAACATTAAGTATTTACATGCAGTACATTTCCAAGCATGGAAGTCTGGATTAAAAACATTATACTATTGCAGATCTGAAAAGATTGGTAAAGCAGATAAAGTTGCAAAGAGTATTGAACGTCAAGTTATTGAAGAAATTGATTTAACACAACTTGCATCTGAAGGCGATGCATGTATTGCATGTGAAGGTTAAGTATGAGTTTTTTAGTACATCCATTACCACCTAAACGATTATTTGTTAAGAAAGAATATCTCTATGATTTACAAAAAGGTCATGGAGAGTTAACACCAGGAATTTGGATCTCTGTAAAATCAGTCGAAACAAAGGCATTATACTTTGAAACACTATTAACTGATTATGGTGCATTATATGATAAGTTACCTTTATCAGCCTTTGTATGGCGAGAAGATATAAATAAAGAGGAACAACTACCTTTAGGTGTATTACAGTTATGGGATTGCTTTGATTATCATCTACGAGTTATACAGAAACCAATATTAGGTAGATGTGAATTTAGAGGTAAAGATGGTAAGTGGTATCCCGGTGATTATGAATTTACAATTGATAACTGTCACCCAGATCAAAGTGTTTTAGATACTAATTTTTCAGAAGACGATCCAGAACACAAATCATTTAATATTATAAAATTAGATAATGGTCAATTTGCAGCACAGCCAAATAATAGAGTTATTTGGAGAGACTCATCTTTGACCCCATCTAAATTGAAACAACCTGACTTTAAAGTATGTACACAAAATTATTGTGTTGAGACAGAACCAAAATGGTCAGTAGGACATACAGATGAATGGCAATATAAAGCGATAGGAGAGAAGGAATAATGAGAGTACTTAAGTTTTCAGCATCATGGTGTAATCCATGTAAGAACTTACAAAAGAGTTTACAAGAGAATGAAGATGTGTTAAAATATAAAGTTGAAGATATTGATATAGATGAATCACTTGAAGAATCACAAAAGTATGGTATACGATCTGTACCTACAATAGTATTACTTGATGATGATAATAAGGAAGTTGCAAGATCAACAGACATAAAATCAGCAAATCAATTAAGGGAGTGGACTGACAACAATGAGTAAACGTAAATTAAGATTAACAGATGATAGAAATTTTTTTAAACCATTTAATTATCCATGGGCGTATGAATCATGGTTAAAACATGAGCAGTCTCATTGGTTACATACAGAAGTACCAATGTTAGAAGACGTTAAAGATTGGAAAAAGAAATTAACTGATCAACAAAAATATTTTCTAACAAATATCTTTAGATTTTTTACACAAGGCGATATCGATGTAGCAGGTGCTTATGTAAAAAATTACTTACCATATTTTCCACAACCTGAAGTAAGAATGATGTTAGCAGGATTTGCTGCAAGAGAAGCATTGCATGTTGCAGCATATAGTCATTTAATTGAGACATTAGGAATGCCAGAATCTACATACAATGAATTCTTAGAATATAAAGAGATGGCAGACAAACATGATTATTTTACATCATTAGCAGGACAGAGTGAGAATACAATTGCACAACAAATAGCAGCATTCTCGGCATTTACAGAAGGTATGCAATTGTTTAGTTCATTTATTATGTTATTAAACTTCCCACGTCATGGACTTATGAAAGGTATGGGTCAAATAGTTACGTGGTCAATCGTTGATGAAACACAACATGCAGAATCAATGATTAAACTTTTCAGAACCTTCGTAGAAGAAAATAGAGATATATGGAATGACAAATTAAAGTCAGAAATATACACTATAGCTGAAAAGATGGTGGAACTCGAAGATCGTTTTATTAAATTGGCGTTTGAATTGGGTGATATGCCAGACTTAACAGCGGAAGAAGTAGAAACATATATACGCTACATAGCTGACAGAAGATTAATTAGTTTAGGATTAAAAGGAATTTTTAAAGTTAAAAAGAATCCCTTACCTTGGGTTGAAACAATGATTAATGCACCAACACATACGAATTTCTTCGAGAACCGTGCAACTGATTACGCCAAGGGAGCTCTAAAGGGCTCATGGGAGGAGGTATGGGCAGCAAGCTAACTATACTATTTTTTCTTGTATTTTTATTAATAGTACCAGTAAGTAGTCAAGAAAATTTAACTTTAGATGAGATGCAAACCTGGGAAGTATGTGCATATGTTAAACAGTTATCTTTTTTATTATCGCAAATTTGGATATATAGAGGAGAAGAACCAACAATAAGCGCAAGCAGACCAGTAACAGAATATGAAACTAGAATTATAAATAAAACTCAGCATAGAGTGAAAGAATTAATTCACTATCCAACAGAAGATTTTGTTGCAACTGCTGAAAATGTTTCAAATAAAATTTATAACGAATGTATGGAGGATGCCCCATTATGATAACAGTAACAGATGCAGCAAAAGCTCAAATCATTAAAGTACTTAGTGAAGAAGCTCAAACTACCTTAAGAGTATTTGTACAAGGTGGTGGTTGTGCTGGATTGAACTATGGATTTACTTACTGTGATGATTTTGATGAGGACGACGACTTTGTTGTAGATATTAATGATGATTATAGAATGGCAATAGATGGAGCATCATTTCCTTATATAGATGGTGCTACTATTGACTATGAAACAAAAATGATGGGATCACACTTCACGTTTAAAAATCCGAATGCTTCAGCAACGTGTGGATGTGGATCATCATTTGCTGCTTAGGAGAATGAATGGAAAATTTTCAATTTGAATGTCCACACTGTGATAGTATCTTTGAAATAACATCACAAGAGGTTGATGAACCTGAATATTGTGTATTTTGTGGAGAGAATATGAGTGACCCACCTGATGCCGCTGCTAAGTGGGAAACAGGATTTGAAGATGACGGAGATTATTAAAGAGGATAGTCCTAATCACTGGAAATATTTAAATGAAGATATAAAAGAAATTCCTGGTGATGCCTATGGATTTGTTTATCGTATTACTAATCATGTTGACAATAAACAATATATAGGAAAGAAACAATTCTATTCAACGACACGCCAAAAAGTTAAAGGTAAAGTGAATAGAAAAAAAGTAGTAAAAGAATCTGATTGGAAAGATTATTATGGAAGTAATAAATATTTGAAAGAAGATGTAGAAAATTATGGTGCACCATTCTTTTCAAGAGAAATATTAAGATACTGTAAATCAAAAGGTGAGTTATCATATTATGAAGCAAAATATCAATTTGAAGAAGATGTTTTGTTTGATGATAAATATTATAATTCATGGATAACATGTAAGATACACAAGAATCATTTAACTTAAATTATGGAGAATATATAATGTCTGAAGAAGTTATAGAGAAAAAAGAAGAAACTAAAGAGGAAGAACAGAAGTTTGATAACTTTGGTTTTGAAGAAAATGAAATAAGTATTAACTCAAAAGGTGGTACTGAATTATCAAAAAGAATGGTTGCTGGTGGTTTAGATAAAGAACTTGTTGATAACTTTCAAGTTATATGTTCTCGAGTACGAACTTTAAATCCAGAAAAAATAAGAATTTATTGGTTACATGATTTACCAGGAGATCCTGAGTGTAACAAATTAAAAGATGATGTTTATCGTGATAAGTTTCATCAATTAGTTTTTGTCAGCAACTGGCAATATCAACAATTTCAAAACTATTTAAACGTTCCATATGATATTAATTCAACTGTGATCGATAATCCAATCACTCCAATTGAATTTGTAGAAAAACCAAAAAATAAAGTAAAATTAATCTATACATCAACACCACATAGAGGTTTAGACATTCTTGTCGAAGTATTTGATAAGCTATGTGAGAAGTATGATCATATTGAACTTGATGTTTTTTCTAGTTATAAGTTATATGGTTGGGAAGAAAGTGATAAGAACTTTGAAGCACTTTTTGATAAATGCAAAAATCATAAGAAGATTAATTATCATGGTACAAAACCACATGATGAGATTGAAAAAGCATTACAACAATCTCATATCTTTGCTTATCCATCAACATGGATGGAAACAAGTTGTAGAACAGTATTAGAAGCTATGAGTGCAGGTTGTGTATGTGTACATCCAAATTTAGCAGCATTACCTGATACTACAGCTTCACTAAATATGATGTTCCAAGGTGATAAAGATAAAACAGTACATGCTCAAGAGTTTTACAGAATCCTTGACTTTGCAATACAACAACATAAAGGTGGTAAGTTAGAAACTTACAGAAAATATATAAAAAATTACGTAGACTTTAGATTCAATCCTAAAGAGATATATAATTCATGGAAAATAATGATGGAAACATTATTAGAAAAATATCCTACCGTTGAAAGTAGAAAGATTATTGAATCAGAAGGATACTTCAAATACGAGGTAAGATAATGTTTGGTTTATATGGCAAATTAGTTACTGTTGCATTATTGGCTTCTCTTGCAGGAGGTGGAATAATGTATGTACAGAAACTACGTTCTGACTTAGCAGTAAGTGAAGCAAATAATGCTAAGTTAGAAGATGCTGTAGACGAACAACAAAAAGCAATTGAGTCTTTAAAAGCTGATGTATTAGCAAAAGAAATTGTTACTGCACAGTTAAAAGAAAGAGAAAAACAATCTAAGAAAGAGATTGAAAATTTAGAAAATAAATTTGAGAAAGTTAAAAAAGATGGAACTAAACGTGACATTGGTAAAACAAGTGTAAAGAAACCAGGTTTAGTTGAAAAGATAATTAACAAGGGAACTAAAGATGCATATCGTTGTATTGAGATTGAAACTGGTTCTCCATTAACAGAGAGTGAGATAAATGCTACTAAGAAATCACAGACTAATTCACAGTGTCCTGATTTGGCTAATCCCAATTATATTCCTAAGTAGTTGTTCTTGGTTTAGAGAACCTGTTAAGGAAATAAAAATTGTAAAAGAACCAATTGAAAGAATACCATTAAATATACCTGATCCAGATCCTTTAAGACTTACACCTACAAAATGGATAGTTGTAACACCTGATAATATTGAAAGCGTTTGGAAAAAATTAGAAGCAGCAGGGTATGATCTTGTTTTATTTGGTGTTACTGATGATGGATACAAACAACTATCGATGGACTTTTTAAAAATTAGACAACATATTAAATATCAAAAGTTTATTATTGGTAAATATAGAGAGTACTATGAACCTAAAAAGGAGGAGACAAAGTAATGGAACGCTATACAATTCAATTATTGTATAAAATGGCAGTTGCGTGTAATGTAAGTTATTTAGATTCAAAAGATGCTAAACCGCATTTTAAGAATATGTTGAATGCAAATGTAATATCATTTTTAGATATTAATGGTGCACAAGCATATATCACAGAAACAGATGAATTTCATATTATTTCATTTAGAGGTACAGAACCATCAGAATGGTCTGATATAAAAGCAGATCTCTATGCATTAAAAGAAACTGATGAGCCTTTTACATATGGAAAAGTTCATAGAGGATTTAAAAAAGAAGTTGATAAATTATGGCCAACATTACAAGGTTGGTTAACTTCAGAACAAAAGAAATTAAAAACATTAATTATTACTGGTCATTCATTAGGTGCTGCAATGGCTACAATATTCTCATCAAGAATTAAAAAATACTTTCAACACACACTTGTTACATTTGGTTCTCCAAGAGTAGGTAACTTTAAATTTACATGCGAATGCAATGATGTAAAGCATTACAGAGTTCAAAACAATAATGACATTGTTACACGTGTTGCACCAGCTTGGATGGGATTTAAACACCATGGAGAGAATGTATATCTAAATCATTATGGTAATATAAGAAAACTTACACCATGGCAAAAGATAAAAGATCAGTGGAGAGGTAGAATAGCAGCATTTAAGAAAAAACAATTCTTTGATGGAATGTATGATCATTCAATGTCACATTATATAAAAGCTTTAGATAAAAACGTATAGGAGAAATTATGAGTTACATAAAAGAAGCACATGGCGCAGCATTAAGATTGATGTATGAAGCAGAAATAGGTAGAAGAAAAGTCAATATTGATAATCTATCTAATAATTCTGTTGGTGTTGCAGAACATCCCGATTTGATTGAAACCCTAGATAAGGAAATTGAAAAGCTTTCGGCGGCAAAAGACAAACTCGAAGCTTTAAATGATTTAGTTGATCCACCACAAAAATACGTCTAACAGTTTACATAGTTATTATAACGTGATATAATAAGTATTTGAGATTAATTAATAACTACAACTATGAAAGCTAAAAACAAACTTCGCGAAAAGCTAAACAAAGCTGATGATGCGCATTTGTCTTTTACAGAAAAAATGACACTTCATCAGTATGATCAAGCTTTAAATTTTTATAATTATCGTTCGCAGAAAGACCATAAAAAAGCTATCCTTAAATTTTTAGCAAATAACAAATATAATAAAAAAGATATTGCTGATTTTGCAAAGTTGAAGGATGCTTGGGTTAGTTCTGTAATGGGTTGTATTGCTGCTATTGTAAATAAAAATGGTAGAGATATATTACCTACTCCAGAAAAAAGTATAGGTTGGTTCGATAATAAATTCCAAGAGTTACTACTACTTGCTAGAAGTAACAATCCACTTTATGTATCAGTACAAACAACATCAAATAAACCAACAGTTGATGTTAGAGCTCTTACAATAGAAAAAGCTAGAAGTCAAATATCTGAAATTGATGCAAACTTTGATATGTTTATTAATGATAATAATCATAAGTTCGATGTATACAAATATCTACTTAGTATTACTGCTAGTAGTGTATGTGCAAGAATGGCAAAAGATATTTACAAAAAAATTGAAAATGAATACCTTGAGTTTCAAAAAGTAAATACATTATCAGAAAGAAATGACGATCAAGAACAATTAGTTGAAGCATATTCTTATCTTACAACTAAAACATTAAAAGCTACATTAAAGTTTGTTCATGATGTGATAAGTGATTGTGATCGATATTTAGAAAGATTAAAAGCTTCTAAATCACCAAGAAAGAAAAAAGTAAAGTCTGCAGATCAATTAGTAAAAAATCTTAAGTACTTAAAAACTTTTGGTGATTTAAAACTTACATCAGTTAGTCCAGAAAGTATTATTGGTTCTTCACAACTTTGGGCATATAATGCTAAGAATAGAATGTTATATATGTATGATACAGAAATTAACGACGAGTTATCAGTAAAAGGTACAACAGTAATTCATTTTTCTGAATTGAATTCACTATGTAAAAAATTAAGAAAACCTGAAGTTCAAATACCTGAACTTTTAAGATGCACTAAAGCTAAGATGAAAAAATTCTTTAAAGATTTAACAACTAAAGAATCTAAAGTCAATGGTCGCATAAATACTGATACTATATTATTAAAGGTGATAAAATGATTATTGTAGATATGAATCAAGTCATGATAGGAAATATCATGGTGCAAATAGGTTCGTATACAAACGTAAAGATGGAGGTGAACTTTATAAGACATATGGTTCTTAATTCACTTCGTTCATATAAACAAAAATTCTCTGGCTATGGTGAGATGATTATTGCAGCTGATCATAGAAAATACTGGAGAAGAGATATCTTTCCCTATTACAAAGCAAATAGAAAAAAGAATAGAGAAAAATCTGATTTAGATTGGACTTCTTTATTTGAGGCTATGAATAATATTCGTAATGAATTAAAAGAATTCTTTCCATATCGAGTTATTCAAGTTGAAGGTGCAGAAGCTGATGATATTATTTCAATATTAGTACAAAAACATGGTACTCAAAATGTAGTTCATGCACAAGATCCTATCTTAATATTATCAGGTGATAAAGACTTTATTCAGCTTCAAAAGTTTTCTAATGTGGAACAATACGATCCTGTAAGAAAAAAATTCATTAAAGATAAAAATCCTGAATTATATTTAAAACAACATATCATGAGAGGAGATAGTGGTGATGGTGTACCAAACTTTCTTTCTGATGATAATTGTTTTGTAATTGGTCAAAGACAAAAACCATTAACAAAGAAAAAGTTAGAGGCATGGATTGGATTCGATGATCCAAAAGAATTTTGTACTAATGAAACAATGTTGCGTAATTATATGAGAAATAAACAGCTCATAGACTTAATGGAGATTCCAGACTGGGTGAGAAATAATATTATGGATGAATATAATTCTCAAAAAGGAAAAGGTAGGAATCATTTATTTAACTATTTCATCGAGCATAAATTAAAAAACTTGATGGAACATATTAACGAGTTTTAATTATGAAAAAAGCCGTGTCAGAAATATTACAAGAGTGTAGTAAGTTATCAAAGAGATCTGAAAAAATTGAATTTTTGAAATCAAACTGGAATCCTACTATAGGTCAAATATTAGCATATGCATTTGATCCACAGTGGGAGTTTGAATTACCTGAAGGTGCACCACCTTATAAGCCTTCAGAATTTGATGAGTATGGTCGACTTTATGCTGAAGCAAAAAAGATACATCGTTTATTTGTAAAAGGTGTTGAACCAAATTATGAAAAGTTACCTGCTCTAAAAAGGGAATCTTTGTTTATACAAACACTAGAAGGATTGTATGCAGACGATGCAAAACTTTTAGTCGCTGTAAAAGATAAAAAAATGCCTTATAAAGGTATAACCAAAAAACTAATCATGGAAGCATATCCGGGACTAATCAAGGAGGAGTAACATGAGCAAAACGAGAAAAGATATTGAATCTAGAGGTAAAGATAGAATATCTAATAAACTAAGAAGACATCTTGAACATGATATTAAACATCGTAGAGATAGAAAAGAAAAAAATATAAATTATAATAATGGAACTTATAATGCCAACCTACACTTTTAAAAATATCCGTACTGGAGAAATCACCGAAAAATTTATGAAAATGTCTGAGAAGGATCAGTATATGAAAGACAATCCTGATCTGGAAAGACATCTATGTGATATACCTAAACCTATTGATCCAGTGCGTCTTGGTGTCAAGAAACCTGCTGAGGGTTTTCGTGATCTTCTTAAAACAATTAAAAAGAATACAGGAAGGAGGAGTAAAGTTAATACATTCTAATATATCATGTTTTTTCAATAACAACAAGAGGAAATGAACAGCATGAGTAATCTTTCAGTTCTAGAGAACATAAACTATAATAACTTATCAAAAAGACAAAAGAGACTATTAAGAAGACTTGAAGGTACAGGTCTAAGTAACGTTATTAATATTAATGAAACGGTTTCTTTGAAAAAGGTTTTTCCAAAAACGTCAAACCAAAAGATTGCATGGAATTTAATTCAATCAAACTATAATGTCATTTTACATGGCGTAGCGGGCACAGGAAAAACATTCTTGTCTTTTTATCTAGCGTTAGAAAAAATATTAGCAAGTGAATATCAAAAGATAACGTTAGTACGAAGTGTTGTACCAACAAGAGAAATTGGATTTCTACCAGGATCTGAACAAAAAAAGACTGAAGTCTTTGAAGCACCGTTTAGATCAATTGCAGCAGAACTTTCAGGTAGAGAAGATTTCTATGATGAAATGAAAGAAAAGGGAATGATTAATTTTATAACGACGTCGTTTATTAGAGGAATAACTCTAAATAATTCAATCATTATCGTCGATGAAGCTCAAAATATGAACTTTCATGAGCTTGATAGTATCATAACAAGAATCGGAGAAAATTGTCAATTTATTGCTTGTGGTGATTTTAGACAAACAGATCTTATAAAGAAACAATCGGATACAACAGGTATTCTTGACTTTATAAAGATATGTCAAGAGATTGATAATTTTGATCTTGTTGAATTTGATAAGGATGACATCGTGAGAAGTAAATTTGTAAAGGATTATATATTATCAAAATTAAAACATGGATACAACTAAAACATTTAATCATAAATTCGTAAATTTAAAAGAACTACAAACTAAAAACGAAAATGGAATGCGCTACTATATCACACCAGATGGTAGCGCTTTTCCATCTGTAACAAGCGTTATTGGTAAATACTATGGTGGATGGGTGCATGCCTGGAGAAAAAAAGTTGGTGAAGAAGTAGCAAACAGAATATCACGTACAGCTTCTAATCGTGGAACTGCAATCCATTCTCTTTGTGAGAAATATCTTCGCAATGAAGAACCTACAACAAAGATGCCAATCAATCTTGAGATGTTTAGAACAATGATACCGGCAATTAATCGCATTGACAACATCTATTCAATTGAAGAACCATTGTATAGTTATAACATGAAAACTGCAGGAAGAGTTGATTGTATTGGTCAATTTGATGGTGTCGATTCAATCATAGACTTTAAAACATCTAAGAGGAAAAAAGAACTTGAAGACATTGAATCATATTTTGTACAAGCTTCTATGTATTCATTGATGTTTGAAGAGATGACTGGTGTTGCTTGTAAGCAGTTAGTAGTTATTATTGGTGTAGATTTTGAGAGTCCCTGCGTACATGTACAAAGCCGTGGGCCATATCTAAATAAAGTTCTAGAAGTATTAAAACACTTTAAAAAGGTTACAAGTCCTTCATTCTAAAGGATTATTTTTTCAAAAAACAGTGTACATTTCCATAATATTATAGTAGAATAGTAACTATCTGATAATGAAGGAGATATCATGGGAATGATGCCTGCGTATTTTACAACTACAAGTACGAAAAAAAGAAAAAAGCCTCAGTATCGTAATGCTGCAGCTGCAAAACAAGCTAAAAAAAATGAAGAAAGTTGGAAAAAACTTTTAGATAAATACAGTTATATCGATGACAAACCAACTCATAAATTAACAATAAATGTACCAAGGACACCCACCCGATATGTAAGATCACATGATGATATCCCTTCATTGAAACCTACATGGGCTCCTTGTACTAAAGCAGCACAAAAAAAATCGTACACTGGTAGTAAAATTATTGGAATTGGAACAATGCATAAATCCAATGCAGTTCCTATTTTCGATGATGCTGAGGCTAAAGATATATCAAGTATGAGGAGGTAGTCATGAAAGAAATAATTGTTGAAACGAATATTAGAGGTAACAAATATTCAATAAAATGGAATTGGGATCACTCGAATTGGGATGTTTATAAAAATGATGATATACTTACTTATTATACTGGTTTTAATCCGGATCCTAATCATCCTCCTAAAGAAGAGCATCTTCGAGTTTGGGCAGAAGGTTACATATCAGGGTACACTTCATCAATCTCGAGACAATAGGAGGAAAATAAAACTATGAAACCCAAACCGTCCAAGCAGTACTGCGCAGCGTGCATCTATCTTATCAAAAATGAGTATTGTGAAAGAGTAGCATTAGTACCAATACCAATCAAATCATTAAAACAACATTGTGGACTAAAAAGGACGGAAAAAGCAACACATTCTCCATCAGAATTTTTAAGTTATTGATTCTAAAGACTCTTTTTTTACGTTCCTAAGTAGCTGATTTAAATACGTTTTTTTCTAAGTGGTTGATTCCAAAGGAATATCTTTTGCTCCGGACTATGTACTTTTTCTCAAATCTTGGTATAATAATACTTATAGATTAATTAATTAGGGAGACAATATGAAAAACTACGTTACTAAAGAATATTACACAGGTAATAATTTTGATACACTTATCTCAAGTGGATATGATAACCCAAACTTTATGACTTGGCTACAAGCTCAAAAAGTTGGTCGAGTAGTTAAAAAAGGTTCTAAAGGTATTCAACTTGTTAGAGTGATCAAAACTACTAAGAAGAACAAAGAGACTGGTGAGGTCGAAACAAAAAAGAGACCTAGATATTTCACCGTTTTTAACTTTACTCAAACTGAGGAGATACAATAATGAGTTTATCAAAAGCACTATACGAGGAAAGAATGGAAAACCTTCAAGCTCGTTGGGTCAGGCCAGTAATGGTAACACGTGAAGAATTTATCAAAGAATTCTTACTACACTTCGGTAAAGATGCTCAGTGTTATCCAATCGAACATGTTGATGAGAAGGTTGTTGAAAGAGCTATCAGCGATTACCATGACACATGGAAAGTAAAAGACAAATCAATGTTTGATCTCACATCCGATATTAAACACATCAGAGACATAATTGTCGAATCAGGATACATTCATAAAGACCTCCCTGACTATGATGAAAGGTCCTGGGATGAATGTGGAGCTATCGGATGTGGTGCTAGATTGCCATACCCTAAATAAAAGTGTTTGGAATCAACCACTTAGGTATATTGTCTCTAAGTGGTTGATTTTAAAGGAAACTTTTTGTGAACCAAGTATGTACATTTACTAAAAACTTTGATAGAATATACTTATAGATTAATTAATTAGGAGACATTATGAATATTTTTAAAAACCACACTTTTCAAGTAGCAACTCAAGAACAAATTGAGAAAGCTAATCAAAGAATTATCTCACACAGATTATACGAGTGCTGGGAAAAAAGCGAAAATTCATTCGCTTCATTCCACATCGAGTGTGTTAAGGTTAAATGTATTCTAGAACGTTACACTACTGACGAACTTAGAAACATTTTCAGAAGATTTCAATTAGTACTATAAGGAGACATTATGAGTATACCTAAAATTTTCGAAGACATGGATCGACTTTATGACGACTTCAATGTCTTCACAACTAAGATGTTTGATGCCAAGACTGGTAAAACTACTATCAAAAAGCGTGTCAGAAAATGTAAACCAACTACATTTAAGATGAGAGGTCCAGTTTGGAGTAAGACTTACACCAAATCTCAAACTTCTCAGAAATCCCCAGTAACTGTTGATAAAATTAAATAGGAGACAATATGAAATTATTTCTAAATTTGTACGATAAGGTTTTATTTGTAGCAGTATTTGCAATCGTTACATTGCACTATCATGTAGAATTTACAGAACTTTTAAAGGAGATTGTATGACAACATATAATTCAGACGATATAATGCAGTCAATTGAGAATCTTGACAACTATATTTCTAATCTTTCAACTAAGATTACTAAGCTCGAAGGTATATTAGAAAATATGAGTAAGAAGATTGATTTGATTGAAAATCGTGAATTTACTCGTGATCATTGGCAACGTCCTAATCCTGATCAAACAGAAATGTGGGAAGATAATTGGGAGGAAGTCAAATGAAGAAATTTCTCGTAGCTTTTATGTTTATCTTTTCTACTTCAGTCTTTGCAAATGAATGTTATTATAAGACTGAAACTATGGTAGAAAATGGTAAGATACTATCGACAAAGGAAACAAAGATCTGTGAAGAAACGGTTCCTTTGAAGAAAGAAGGGTTTTGGAATAGTCTTTCAAAAGAAAATAAGCAACTACTATTTCAAGCGATAATTGTTTCAGCTTATGTATTTGGAGGTTAATATGAAATCACTTATATTATGTATGGTTAGTTTAGTGGCTGTTGGTTGTGGTACTAAAGCAATAGATCCATTGGCTAAATATGAAAACAAAACTGCCATTGTTGGCAATCAAGACTTAATTAAAACTCAACATGAGATATGTAAATCATTTAAGTCAGATGAATTTGAGAAGGTTGTTTATTCATGTGGTTCTGGATTCTCTTCAGATTTGAATATTTCGAGAAGTAAGTCTATTCTTGACTCAAAGATCAGGCTTCAAGATAAACTATCTTCTACTATCTCTAAGAGTGAAACAAATAATGTAGAAGACACTGATAAAAATGGTGTAAGAAAGAAATACTCATCAGAAGAAGCTTCTCGATTTGATGAAGTAATGCTTGAAAACTATGACATTGTATATGAGAAGTCATTTATGCATAAGTCTAGATTCTACACATTTGTTGTCATTAAGTTTAAACATATCTAATGGAGAAAATTATGAGAGCTATAGCAGCTATTCGTGAGTTTAAATTATCCTGTGGTGATGCATTTATACTTGGATTGGTTATAGGTTTATTACCATCATTATTAATTCTATTTCATGTGCTTAAGTATGGACTATAAAGACATTCCATGGACAGATAAAGTCTATGAAACAGAAGAGTATGCTGTTTTTAAAGATGGATATCCAGTTACTGATGGTCATGTATTATTTGTACCTAAGACAAGACTAGAACACCATCTTTTTGCAGCATACAAAGCAGCACTAGGTTATTGGAGAAAATCAGGAATATTATCTTATAATATAGGTCAGAATGTCGGTAAGAGTGCTGGTCAAACAATAGATTGGCCACATATTCACTTTATACCGAGAAAAAAGGGTGATATGAATGATCCTACTGGAGGAGTAAGACATGTTATACCACACAAAGGTAATTATAGAAAGGAAAATGTATGAATCCAGCAGTACCTCTAATTCTTGGAATTATTATTGCATTATTTTCTTTTAGAGTAGATAAAGTCTTTTCTGAAGAAGAATATACAACAGTACAATTAACATGTAAGAAATATGATTGGGAATATGATACTGATCAAGGTGAAGTAAAACCATGGTGTTATTATATTTGTCCAGATGTACCTGATGCAATTATTCCTGAAAAATGTTAAAAAAACAGTTTACATATACATTTTTTTGTGATATAATGTTTTTTATCGGTGTTAAAGCAATTTATGAATTTATGCTCTGGGTTTATAAATTGCATCTTTTGAACAGAGCTATAATGGAGAATAGTAATGAGTCAATTTCACAAAGTACTTAATGCCTTCAAAGAAGGTGCAATATTAACAGCTAAGCAGATCTCTGCTAGATACGGCGTAAAAAACGTCACAGCTCTTGTTACTCTTATAAGACAAAGTGGTTTTGCAATCTATGCAAATAAGGGTAAGTCTTGGGACGGTCAACCAATGACAAGATATCGTCTTGGTAAGCCATCAAGAAAGATTGTCGCTGCAGGTTACAAATATTTAGCGGCACAAAGAATGGCTGGCGTTGCAGCATAATTCTTTACTCGAAGGGCGCTAAGCAATTAGCGCCTTTTTTTGCATGTTGAATCGATGTAAAACATAAATAATTTCTAGGAGGTATGATCATGGCACAAAAGAAATTACAACCAGGTTCAGAATATGCAAAATTTGATACTGATGGTGATGGTATCGTAACTGATGAAGAATTAACTATGGATGAAAAGATGTTAAGACTTCAAGATTTGAAGTCGGATATAGAGAATGAAGATAAGAAACAAGATTCACAAAGACAAATGGCATGGATGGCACTCATTGGGATGTTATTCTATCCTATTATTACTCTTATTGCTGATTACCTAGGTTTGAAAGCTGATATATTAGCTTCAATGGCAGATTTATACTTTATTGCAAGTGCTGGTATTGTAGCTGCATTTTACGGTAAAGAGGCTTATTTAGGTAGAAAATGATGGACGAATTAGAGAAACAATTGACAATCTACAGTAGAAGGTTACAAAGACAACAAAAGCTAATAAGAAACGAAAATGAAGAATTAGCAAAGGTCATGTCAGCTGCTGTAATTGCAAGAGTTTCTGAAGATACAAAATTTTATTATGAACAACTGGTGAAGGCAAAAAATGAGCGGAAAAACTCCTAAATTTCTGTATAAGATTGAAGCTATAGATTATACAGAAAACGCAGTACAACTAATTTTTTGGAATGAAGACACTGTATTAGATTCTGGTGTCAGTGTAGTTTTAAATATTGATTTTGATGAGTTTAGAGAAATGACTGATTGGGATGTTGATCGATGGGTATACGATAGATGCAAAGATCAATATAAGTCGTTTGTTAAACAATTAAATGCATGGAAAAATAAAGAATATGCTGGTTTGCTCAAAGCAGCAGAATCCTCTTACAGAGAAGTTGATCCTACATGATTAACTTTAAAACTCAATACGATAAAAGAAAGTCTCTTGGACGTGCAACTCTTATGCGTAATGACTGGCAATTTCCAAAAGATCTTGATGAAGAAGTCTATAATGAATTAAAACAAGGTATCGAATATCTTGGTCATAGTAATGTTGAGAAAGCATTTAAAGAGTTACGATTATATTGGAATCACTCAGTAGTTGTTGTTGGCGAAAATAAATTTAGATCAGTTACATATTCAGATCACGCATTTAATCATTTTAAAATAATGCAAGACACAGGTTTATTAAGTGATTACTATACATTTGATTGCATGCATATCCCATTTTCGAAAACTGTCTGGACACAGTATGATGAGAATCAGCTTCTTAAAGCAAAATACCACACACAAGAACCACTAGAAGTAAAAGTAACAGATGACAACTGGACATCAGTAATGTGTACCAGTAACAATATCTTAATGAATAAACAAATGCATGATACATATACAAATATCGCAAATTATATTCCAAGAGAAGATTATATGATGCTTTCTTGGGGAATTAAAGAGCATGGTTTGATTATTGAGATTGGAATTCAATTGCAGTATAGTCGGACAACATATTTTAGAACTGTTGATGGCCAACCGGATATAATAAATAATATGTCAAAGGTGGGTAAACCTTTCAATTCAAGGAGAGAATATGCCAAACGTTAAATTTTGGTCTGTAATTCTTTTCGGCATTGTTTTTGTTAGTGGATTAAAGATCATTAATATAAAACATGAAACTAAAGCCGAAGAGTTGTATGCTTCACAAGAATTAAATAAGAAGCATGCTTTTTACAATGAAGAGATTGAGTGTTTAGCAACAAACTTATATCACGAAGCAAGAAATGAATCTAAGATTGGTCAAATGGCAGTTAACTTTGTTGTCTTCAATAGAGTAAGATCTGAAAATTTCCCGAACACAATATGTGAAGTAACATTACAAGCAAAGTCTTATAAAAGCAATGGAGAACCAACTTTAAATAGTTGTCAGTTTTCTTGGTATTGTGATGGAAGAGCCGATGAAATTAATAATGTTAAGAAGTACAACGAAATTCATCAACTAAGTCAAACAATGTTTTACAATGCAAATCGCTTAAATGATGTAACTGAAGGTGCATTATACTATCATGCTGATTATGTCAATCCAAAATGGTCAAAGATATTTGAAAAAGTTGTACAGATTGACACACATATTTTTTACAAAACAGACGATTAACAGTTTACAAGACTGATAGATCGTGATATAATATTCTTTTTAATTAATAATAACAATATGTCTCAAACACCCGAAGAAATTCTAGGCTATCAAATAACGCCTTCAAAATTTGTGAAAGAAGTTGAAGCTTTTGTAGCAAAGACAAAAGAATCTTATATCGATGCGATTATCCATATATGTGATAAAAATGGTATTGAATATGAGACTGCAGGCGAAATGGTAAGAGGTACAAGCGTTCTTAAATCAAAGGTAAAAGCTGATGCAAAGGAAAAGAATTATCTTCCTAAAACTGCAAAGCTGCCTATATGATGACAACACCATATGAAGCATACACATTATATCTTGGGTTAAAGTGTCATTTTACTCAAGAGAAATATGATTTTATACAGTATAATGGTAAGTTAAGAACACGACAAGATTCTTTTGATACTCGTAAAGATAAGTATATGTTTTACAAGTTATCAAAGAAGAAAGATCTTAAAAACTTTCTTATATCTAACCTTTCAAAGAATGGTAACTTATGGATAGGTAAGTTACTTGAAGATGAAGGGCAACAAACATATATGGAATGGAAGAAGAGATCTGAATCATTAACCTATGTTTTTCAAAATGAAATTAAAAACTTAGATGATGATTTAAATAAAAACTTTGAAGTAAATGATGGGCAACATCCATACATCGTTAAATTATTTCAAAGAAAGAAAATATCATTAGAAACGTTTATTATTCTTGATGATATTTTATCATTTTGTAGTTATGTAACAAAGAGAGTACAAGATACAATTCTTTGGCCGAAGATTGTTTTACAGGTAAAGAAGTATCGACCATTCTTTGAGTATGATAAAGATAAAATGAAAGCTGTCCTAAAAAAACAGTTTACAAACACTTATAAATAGTGTATTATATTATGAATAAAGTGGATAAGACGACTAATATAACGCAAACATTAAGGAGAAAATATGTCAAGTTTTGCAAATCTTAAGAAGAATAGTAAGTCTTCATTCGACAAACTAACAGCTGAATTAAGTAAGCTTAATAAAGCTGCAATTCCAAATAACGACGAAGAAAATTTCTGGAGACCAGATGTTGATAAAGCTGGTAACGGTTATTCTGTTGTTCGTTTTTTACCTGCTCCTGAAGGTGAAGATGTTCCTTTTGTAAGAATATGGGATCATGGTTTTCAAGGACCTGGTGGTTGGTACATTGAAAAATCACTCACTACTTTAGGACAAAAAGATCCAGTTTCAGAATACAACTCTGAACTCTGGAATTCCGGTGTAGAAGCAAATAAAGATATTGTAAGAAAGCAGAAAAGACGTCTTACATTTATCTCTAATGTCTATATCGTTAAAGATACACTTCATCCAGAAAATGAAGGTCAAATTAAGTTATTCAAGTATGGTAAAAAGATATTTGATAAACTTAATGCTGCAATGAATCCTGAGTTTGAAGATGAGAATCCATTAAATCCTTTTGATCTTTGGAAAGGTGCTGACTTCAAGATTAAGATTAGAAATGTTGAAGGCTATCGTAATTATGATAAATCTGAGTTTGATGAAAGTTCTAAAATATTTGATGATGAATCTCAGATCGAAGAGTTATGGAACAGCTATGCCAATAGCGATGGTCATAAACTTCAATCATTTATTGATCCTTCTAAATTCAAGTCTTATGATGAACTAAAAGCTAAACTTCATAGAGTACTTGCTTTAGATAGCGGTAACCATCCATCGGTCAATAAGGATCCTGTTGAATCTGCTCCACCACCTGTCGAGAAAAAAGCTGAACCTAAGAAACAAGCAGCTGCAGTAACTTCTGATGGTGATGATGATGCTATGGATTTCTTTAAGAAATTAGCTGAAGAAGATTAACCAACAGTAGCTAAACCACCAATTCCACGGTAAAATGCCGCTGTTTCGGCGGCATTACCTGGATCTCCCCCTCCACTTGAACCATTTTCCTTTTCATTACTATCAGCATTTTTAAGTTCTGCAAGTTGTAATTCAGCCATATTTGGTTCTTCAATGTCAGCAGCGATTGTTGCTCCTTGAATCTGTGCACCAAATTCTTGTGCTAATAAAACTCTTTGAGCTGCTTTTGTACCTTGCTTATCATCTCTAAATCCAACAGCTTTATTTACGCGATTAATATCCTCTAATTGTTTAGGCTTAAGACCTTTATAACTTAAGAAGAACCATGGAATAGCTTTTGCAGCAATCGCAGGATCATTTAGTTTATCTGGATTGCTTATTAAATCCATATTAATAAAATTACTTAAAGCTTCATATTGGTTCTTACCAGTGTGTTGTATGAAGCCCCTACCTCTAAATTTATAACCTTCATCAGGTGCATTACCCATTCTTCCACCATAGATACGATTACCTATAGCTTCTTCACCTTGTGCTTTTACTGCTTCAGCTTCTTCTAAACCGCCAGGAAAATACTTTGCAAAATATTTTGCTAATACTCCAGGTCTATAATTTAAACTTTCTGTTCGTGCTCTAAATCCTGATTCTGCTTGTACTGTTGCAAGAACATTAGCAACTGCTTTAGGATCAGTAACACCTTTTTCTGCTAAAGCCTGAGCAACTAATGCTTGAGGTCCACTTAATTTTTGAACTTGAGCTTGTGGTTGTGCTTTTTGCTCTTGTACAGCATCACCCTTTATCACAACAGGTTTTTTCTTAATTTGATCTATTGTTTTATCTACTTCAGGGTCTTCTTGTGGATTATTCTTTCTTTCTTTTAATGCTGCTTTAGCAAACGCTACATTTACAGAGCTTACAGGGTAAGACTGTTTTTTTGCTAACTTAATATATTGCTCTATTTCTTGTGTAGAAAGACCTTTAAATGCCCATTTAGAAATAGAACCAAAACCAATACCCTTTAGTTTTTCAATTTTTTCTTTAATTGCTTCTCGAAAATCGTTAAATTTTGTAACTAGTTTTCCTAATGCACCACTAACCATGTCTGATGCAGCTTTAAGTTTATCTAATACCCAAGTTCCTACGGAAGACATTATTTTTTCTACAGTGTCAGCAGCACTTGATAAAGCGCCAAAAACAGTTTCTTGTATTTCTGAAAAGAGATTTGTTACAATATTCTTTATACCATCAAATAAACCTGATACATTTTGTAACATATTATCAACTGCTTCTTTTACACCATTAGCAACCATTGTTATTGCATTTCCTAGTTGGTCAATCATTGTACTGTATGCAGCTTGTATACTTTCAGAAACAGAATTAAATCCATCTACAACTTTTTGTGTAATATATTCAGTAACTTCTTTTAATTTAGCAACAATAGAAGCCATTAAGTTTGACATAAATTCTTTTATATTTTCAAATGCAGCCTTTGCAGATTCAATAAAGGTTGTCATTGTTTCTTTTATACCAGTAAATAGATCTTTTCCAAATAAAGTTAATCCAGTTATTATACCACCAAGCGCTGCAAAAAGAGCCAATGCAAGAGGTTTTGCTCTACTTGCATCTTCATTAAGTTTTTCACCGCTAGGTCCTAAAGGTTCTGCATCTGTTTCTTCACCATCAGATGGTGGTGGTCTTAAAGCAGCTGTGACAAGTGCAGGAAGTAATCCTACAAGATTAGTTACTGATGCATCTATTGAACTAAGTGCTTCAATAAATCCTTGAGGTTGATTTTGTTCAACTACTGGTTCTGCATCTCTTTTTTCTTCAGCCATTATACTGCAACTCCATTAAAGTATAACTTATCGACAATATTTCCTAATATAGGATCAACAGTAGGAACACTTGAAATATCTTCTTGTATTCCACTTCCTTTTCTTACAATATCAGTTCTTCCAGTTTTACTCATCATTGCATCTGCTGTTGATATTGGACTTGCAACTTCTCTTGGTGCTGATGCGGCCATTGATGCTGCTCCTAATGCTGCACCAGAAGAACCTGCTCCTGGAGATGGTACAGCTGCAGCGCTACTCATGAGAGCAGCTCCTTCACTACCTGCACCAGAACTGATCGCTTGGTTCATTGTTGGCATTGAATCTGCTGCCGCCGTATCTATTGTAGATGCTTTTTTCATTCCTTCAATATTAGCATCTTTCTCTTGTTTTTCAGCTTCTGCTATTGCTTGTTTCTTATATCTTTCTGCTGCATCTGCTGTAATACTTTCAATCTTAGCTGTAGCATCTTCAGACATTTTAGTACCACTATCAGCTAATGCTTTTGCAGCATCTTCACCCATAATGAACTTAAATGCAGGATGATTTCCAAGATCTTGTATAAAATTACCAAAACCTTTTTTGATATTCTGTAACATCATAGATGCTTTATCCATCATGTCTAAACCAAAATTCTTTAATCCTAATACACTTGCATTAAAAGAATCTTTTATTCCTTCAAATATCTTATTACCGAAATCTTTAAATCCTTCAAGGTTTTCCATGAAGTTATCACCAATACCTTGAAACCAATCTGTTGTTGCATCCCATGCAGCAGGTATCTTTTCAGTAAAGACAGGTGTTACATATCCTTCCCATAATCCAGTAATTGATTCTTTTAGTGTGTCAAATGCTTTAATGATTGGTTGTATAGTTGCAAGTAATAGCATAAACAAACCAAACATTCCAAATCCTTTTGCAGCTTTCTTAAGAAAACCTTCTTTTTCTGGTTCTGGTTTATTTTTCTTTTTTTCATTTGCTTTTTCTGCAGCTTCTGCTTCTGAAAGTTGACGTAATTGATCAGCTTCTCCAACAGCATCTTGAATACTATCTGCTATTCTTTTTAAATTATTATCAATAGATTGAAGTATTCCTATAGCATCTTTTGAGACTGGTGTTGCATCAGCGCCACCTTCTGCAACTGGCATTGCATCTTCTGGAAAGAGATCCATCTGTCCTTCAGGAAACATCTCCATTTGTTCTGTTGGTGCCATAAGATCTCCTGCTGGTGTATCTGAAAAATCATCGGCGAGGGATTGTTCTTGTTTTTTATCTTCTTCAGCTCTAAGTCTTCGTACTTTTCTATAATTACTATATCGTTTTGCTACAGCTCTTGATACTTTTGTAATTTTTTTAGATGTCATCTTTGCAACATTTTTAGATACTTTTGCAGTTTTTATTAATCCTTTTTGTCCTTTTATTATTCCTTTTTTTGCGGCTCTTTTAGTAACTTTAGCAGCTCTTTTTGCCTTTAAAGCACCTTTTGTAATATTTTTTCCAATATTCTTTGCAGCTTTCTTTAATACTTTTTTAGAAGCAACTTTCATTGCAACTCTACCTGCACGCTTTGCAGCACCTACAACTATTTTTTGTCCAACTTTTGCTACACCTAAGGCTACTAAAGGTAATGGCATCTTTATCTCCTATTTTTTCTTATATGCCTGTTCTTTTCTTTCTTTATCTTCTTTCAAAAACTGCATAAGCATATCAACATAGATATCACGTTCAAACGGAAATAAGTTTTCTATCTCCGCTATAGAATATTTATGATGCTGAGCCAAAGAAAATATCAAACTATAGTAATTACTTAAGCTTGTGTGACTCAGCCCAACATAAAAAAATCTTTCACCGAGTTCAAGACAATCGTTCTGTCATGATCCAATGAGTTCTTATACTTAATCTCATGATGCAATTTAGGCATTGTATCAAAAAACTTCTGTATCTTCTCAAATGTATTATGATCCAACTGATCAAGCCACTCTCTGAGCTCTTCTGGGGACGACTCTGAGGCTGGATAGACGTTATCTTTATCATATATTGTATCAATACAATTAAGTGCTACTTCAGTGAACAGTTCGTCTACAGATGTTATTCCTGAGATCTTTTCTGCTGTCTTCATGTCTGGATACTTCATTGATATGCCAATATCATCTGTAACTTGTACCGTTTTACTATGACTGTCATCATATTTCATTTCTACATCATCAAGATTTACTTCAAAATCATAAACCTTTTCATCTTCTGTATCTCTAAACTTTAATTTAACGACATTTGTTACTGACTTTGATCTTAATTTTAAAAACATATATTCAATATCAAATGTTGTAAGTTTATCAACATCGATTGTATCATGACAGCAGTTTGTAATAATCTGTTTTAGTGCAGTAAGAATGTCCTTCTCATCACCTTCATTAGCCAATAAAAGAATCTTCTCTTCTTTTACTAGAAAGGGACGAAAAGTTTTAATCTCTTCTGTTGATGGAATTTTGATACTCAAAATAGGAGTATCGATTTTAGGTAATGCCATTATAACCTCCAAAAAAATTTAATAATATTAACCGCCAAAAATTGAACCAGTGATAATCTTTGCATTGTTAACGACATTGATAACATCTGCAACATTTCTAGGTTTTCTCATACCTCGGAGTATCTTCACTGCAGATACACCTTTCAGAATCTTTTGTGCTATTGATAATGTTGGATTTCCACTATCTTCTATCTGTGCAAATTCTAAATCATTTGTTGTCCATTGTGTATATGTAAAGTTGACTGGTAATCTCATAATTTGATCACTATCATTCCAGTTCATCTGTGCTTCTTGTAATAAAAATGGATATGCATTAAAGAACTTATACGTTATAAGTTTATTTTCTGCTTCATCAAACACAATAACTTCCATTGTACATTCATATTCTTCTTTATATGAAAGTTGAAAAGAATTTAATTGATCTCTACCACCAAAATCTACAATCTTCTTCATCCATGTATGAAATAATCGTAGTATCTCTCCTCTACCATCAAGTAAGAAGTTAAATGTTGTATCTTGGAATATTGCAGAATGAGGCATCTTTTCAACCTCACCATATCCATGTCTTCTAAATGTATCATCATTTGCAATAATTACACCTGGAAGAGGAACAGCTTCAGTATATAATACTAAGTCTCTTGCTCTAATTCCTGTTCTTGTTTGTCCTTCAGGATTATTTGGTATACCATTAAAAAGAAATGGTGGTAATGTAATTCTACATAGGAATAAGGTTGGTCGCATAAGACCAGTATTACCAAGAACATTTGCTCTAAACTTAGAGACATCAAAACCATCACCTTGTGGTCTTGGTAATTGAGAATTATTTACAATTCCTCCGATTCGACTTAACTTTGCTAGTACGTTATCTATAAATGCCATTTATTTTCTTCCGTAAATTTGTTTTCTACTTTCTCTAAATACTGTTTGTTTCTTCGCCTTCACAAATCTTTCAGATGGTAGAAATAAAGCTATATCCCAAAACTTAGGATCAACTTCAATAAACCGAGATCTTACATGCTTTACTAAATATTGCTTAACACAAGGTTTAAAAAACTTAAATCTTGCACTTGCTTCTAAAATATTATATCTTATCTTAATTTTAGTAGTCTCATCATATTTATTATTATTTGTCAGGTCATAAAATGCATCCATCAGTCTTGCTCTTAATAATGGTGAGATGTAATGCATATTCAATCCATAAAATCCTCCCTGTGTCATTCTAAATGGAAAGATTAATGGAAACCTATCATAGTATGGTAATTCTTTTTTGCCTTTTGGATCATAGAAATACATATACATTCTTCCTAA